AAATGATACCAGTACATTGTGCCGTGTTGCGTGTTTTGCGATACCAGTAAATTGTGCCGTGTTGCGCCTCTACTGCGAGTCGCAGTAATATCATTTGCAATGTTACACGTTACTACACGATACCAGTAAGTCGATGCGCGTTGCGCTTTGTTACTTTTGCAATGTTACCTTTTTTTTGTAATGTTACCCATTTGTTACCAAATTTTTCGCCAAAAAGTAACAAAGTATTATTGTGTGCGATGGTGTGGTATTTCATTCTACTGCGAGTCGCAGTAATATAGCAGACGTGTGGTATTGTATAACCTTTTCTATCTATCTATCTATTTATTTATAATGTTACCTTTTACTTAAAATAGCTGAAAGGTTTTATTCGAGGGCACTCTCGCAGAGTTCATCTCAACATCAAAAAACAAAAATAAATATCACCTTACAAAAACGCAAAATTTGGTAACAAAGTAACATTCCGCGTCACCACTGAGACACAGCCGAAAACAAAAAGTAACATTGTGGTAACATTACCGCAATTCCGTAACATTCAAAAAGTAACATTATCACCAACCTACACAATCACACACTCACCATAACGAACCCACATAACTTGACATTAACACTCACTTGTGTCATAATAGTCAGGTAATCGGGTGATAACTCGTTTACAGGTTGTGTGTTGCAGGTACGTTTACTGCGACTCGCAGTAACTCAATTTACGGAGTATCAATTATGAAAAACAAAAAGTTAGACTTCGACAACAAAAGCAGTCTGTACTACATGCTAATGGAACATGCAGGTGTTGCAGATGAAACTGACGGACAGCGACTCAAGGGTTGCAGTGTAGATCAAATGTTCGATGATATGTTTGAGCAACAAGAGACTTCACGTGCGGTAGATGCACCCGAACCCAAATACAAAAGCGAGGGTTGGAAATATGACTAATACAAATCATTCTTCATTAGTACATGACGTGCTGACGCATTTTGAGGCTGAGGCATCTAGGGCTAATCACTACTTGGACACAGCCACACTGTATAAGTTCTTACTGTACGTGCCAAGTGATGCGTTGGTAGAGTATCTGTTCACTATATACGGTGATGATTATCCGACAGCCGATGCACAATCTAAGTCTACGGTAATGTTTGATTTTTGGGACAAGTACATGAGGTGTGACGATGAGCCATCTATATAAAGAGTGGCACGACATTGTGCGTGAGTATACCAAAGAGCAACAGCCAGTGCATGACCGCTACTGGCATGAACGTGTGCGACTCAATAAAGAGTACGCATTACAACAATCTACTGCGAGTCGCAGTAAACAATCGGAGAAACAAAATGACAAATAATATTGAAGTACCAAGCCTAGCATCTAGTGCGATGCTTACCGAGTTGAACATCAGCGTGTGGACAGGTCGCAAGAAAGACAAGCGCGAGTCCAAGACAGTCGCCAACCAAAACTACGCAGACAATGGCGTGGTGTCAGTCAATAAGATGTTACTGGGTGACTGTGACAAGCTGAAAGCGATCAACGAATTGCGTGGCAAGATACGCAACCACATACACTACCCGATGACTATGCCTTGGTCTGACAGTGGGTTGAGGTTGTTACCGACAGCAGTTTACTTTGACTATCACCAACAGATGACCAATGCGATTGATGCGTTTCAGTCACTGGTTGATGAGTTCATTGATGACTATGACTTTGCAGTGTCGCGTGCGCAAGCCAAACTGGGTAACTTGTTTGTACATGATGACTACCCAACAGCCGAGCAGATACGCAGTAAGTTTGATGTGCGTGTCAATTATACACCGCTACCTGATGCGGGTGACTTTCGTGTTGACGTGGGCAATGAGGCTAGTGTTCAACTAAAAGCCGACTATGACAAGTTCTACTCTGACCAACTGAGTAACGCTATGGGTGATGTGTGGAAGCGTATGCATACCGCGCTAACCAACATGAGTGCCAAGCTAACTGACAGCAACGGCAAGAAGCAAGTATTCCGCGATACGCTAGTCAGTAATGCGTTATCAATGGTTGACTTGTTGAGTACCTGTAACGTGACAGGTGACAGCCAGATGGAAGCGATGCGCCTCAAGTTAGATGGTGCGTTGCGTGGCATTACGCCCGAGGGGTTACGTGATGACGAGTTCTTGCGTGCCGAAACGAAAGACAAGGTAGATGACATTCTCAAATCTCTACCATCATTGGATATGTAACATGGAAGCAAGTGTATCGAACATGGAGCGGTGGCGTGGTAACACGTTGTTCCGCGTCAATGACAAGGGTGTGCGGGTGTTACTACGCAAGCGCACCAAACATTTACCAAAAAGTGTTTTTAACCATAAATGTAGAACACAATCGAGGAAATAATTATGAACAACTTATATGCAAGTAGTATTGATGAAATCGTAGACCTTATAGCTAACGTGGGCAAGACACGTACTGTACTAGTCGAGGGTGATATGGGTATCGGTAAGTCTACGTTACTCAAGATCATGGCTAAGAAATACCCTGAGCATGTACCCTGTTACTTTGACTGTACCACCAAGGATTTGGGTGACTTGTTTCTACCCAACATCAATGGCGCGGACAAGTGTGTATCGTTCCTACCCAATGAGCAGTTTGGCGTACACCTAGACAAGCCACAGTTACTAATGATTGATGAGTTCGGTAAGGCTAACCCATCAGTTAAGAATGGTATGCTCGTTGTGATGCTCGAGCGTATGATTGGCAACAAACAAATGCACCCTGACAGCTTAGTGTGGGCGACTACCAACCTAGGTGCCGAGGGTGTGGGTGACTTGTTACCACCACATGCACGCAATCGCATTATCACAATACGTATGCGCAAGCCTAGTTCCGATGAGTGGATAGGTGACTATGCTATCAACAACAACGTGCACCCATCAGTGATGGGGTTCGTGAAAGAGTTCCCGCAAGTGATGCAGTCGTTCACTGAGGTGGACAACCCCGATGACAACCCATACATCTACCACCCCAAGCGACAAGCCAATGCGTTTTGTACTCCGCGTTCGCTCGAGTGTGCATCTGACATACTACACCAACGTGAGCATCTTACTGATGACACGCTAACAGGTGCGCTAATGGGTACTATCGGTGAGCGTGGTGCGCTCGATATGATGGCGTTTGTTCGGTTAGCCGACAAGCTACCCACCCTTGAGTCTATCAAGACTGACCCTAGTAACGCGTTAGTACCTGACAGTGCCAGTGCAGTGTGTATGGTTGTTTATCGCGCACTATCTACCCTTGAGCGTGATTGGGTTGACGCGTGGCTTACCTACATGAAACGATTGAGTTCTGAGGCTCAAGGTATGTTTGCTATGGGTGTCAAGCCCGCATCATACAGTAAGCGGTCACTCGTTATGCAGAACAAGCAGTTCACCAAGTGGGCTATCGACAATAACTACATGTTCGCAGGGGACAAGGAGTAAATCATGTTAGCAGTAGCAACTAACCTTACAGCCGAGCAACGACTGAACAAAGCAGTGGTAGCTATCATGGGACACCCGCGCTACCTTGCCTTGTCTGGTGTGTTGATGGTCGGTGATCGTGGTGTACGTGATGACATACCAACAGCGTGCACCAATGGTCGTGATGAGTGGTATGGTCGTGCGTTCATTGAGGATATCAACGACAAGCAGTTACGTTTTGTTGTGTTGCATGAGTGTTACCACAAGATGTACAAGCACCTTACTACGTGGCAACACCTGTACAAAAAGTGTCCAATGTCAGCCAACAAAGCGTGTGACTATGTAATCAATCAGCAACTCGTTGATGACAATGAAGATGGGTTCATTGAGGGTATTGACGGCATGTGTATCGACTCCAAGTATCGAGGTTGGGACAGTGCGCGTGTGTTCGATGACATTTATAACGCCAGTTCGAATCCCGATTCAGGTGACTCACAGGGTAACGAGTCAGGAGATGATGGCGGACAACCTTCCCCTTCGTCTCAACAGTCTGACCAACAGCCGTTTGACGAGCATGACTGGGAGGGTGCGCGGAGTATGACTGATGAGGAGAAACAAGGTCATGCCAAGGAGATTGACGATGCCATACGTCAGGGTGCTATCACCGCAGGAAAAATGGGTACTGGGGGTGAGCGTACAGTAGCAGATCTACTCGAGCCACAAATCAATTGGCGTGAAGTGTTGCGTGAGTTCATTACTGATACATGCACTGGCTCTGACTATGCTACATACAATCGACCCAATCGCAGACTGCTTCACACAGGTATGTATTTTCCTAGCGGTATCACTGAGCACGTTGACGAGTTAGTGTTAGCTATTGATACGTCAGGCTCTATCGGTCAGCGTGAGTTATCCGCTTTCCTTACCGAGATCAAGTCTATCTGTGACACTGTACACCCCAAGTCTGTACGCATTATCTATTGGGACACCGAGGTGTGTGCCGAAGAAGTTTACAGTATAGATCAGCTTGACACCATCGTGACATCTACCAAGCCCGCAGGTGGTGGGGGTACTGATGTTAACTGTGTAACAAGTTACATGACAACCAACGGCATCACCCCGCAAGCCGCTATCATACTGACTGATGGCTATCTGTATGGTGGTTGGGGTACGTGGGCATGCCCAACACTGTGGTGCATACTCGACAACAAGGGTGCTACAGCTAACTGTGGCAAGACTATCCACATCAACTCAGGAGATATGTGATGAGTGAATCATTTGGCATGGGCATGGAAGCCGTACACCGAAGAATGGAATGGGAAAGGGCGGTTGATGAGGTACAACGTGCAGTCGAGTTCCGCCTCGATGCTATGCAAACACGTTACGACCCATCAACCGAAGAAGATAGAGAACGTCTTGCTCAAGCATGGGCAAGAATCTTACAAGGTTAATTAAGTTCTACACTGTAGAACAAAACATGAGGAAATAAATTATGGCTATGTATCGTTACAACCTAAATAGTTTCAGTGATGTTGTAAAACATTACGACAGTATCAAACCAATCCGAGGTACAGACATACGACCCCTTGGTGATCGTGCGCGTAAGTGGGAGCATATCGTCAAGGTTAATCGTAACAAGTATGTACTGACTCACATATTACCCAGTGATGATGCGCAGTATATCTACCAAGAAGATCGTAAGGGTATGATTGCACGTGCCCCTATCACATGGTTACGTGACCCTAAAACTGGTATCGAGAGTATCCGCATACGCAATGGCAGTGGTGACTACGCACATACGTCAACGTATTCATTCATTGACCGAGCAACACCCGACCCTATGTACTTCACCATTGACAATGGTAAGCAGTTCATACGTGCGCGTAACATGAACAACATAATACAGACACACTTCTTACCCAAAGGTAAGTGGGTGCATGAGCGGTACTTCACCACATGGAATGCCGCACTAGGCAGTAACTCGTGGCTTGCCTCACAAGACTTTACCAAGAACGATGACAAGGCGTATCTTGAGTTCGAGTTACAAGAGTTCAAGAATCCATCTACAGGTGAGTTGGATACGATGTACAAGCTAGTGCATGGGCAACACAAAGAACCTGTAACTCGTTATCGTATCGACAAGCAAGCCAAGAAGAAGTACGGGCAAGCATGTAAAGACCTTGTTGAGTGGGCGTGGACAATGAAAGACTTACTCGTTGACTCGTACCAACACAGTTGGGAAGTACGTCAGCAAACCAGAGATCAGGCGGGCAATGCTATAACTGAGAAGTCCGCGTTCTGTAAGATGTTACTCGATGAAGCTGACGAAAGGCGTACACCTACAGTCTCTTGGATACTGGGACACATGTCTCTTTACGACTACCAAACACAGCGATCAACAGTAACCGATGACCCGCAGAAGTTCCGCAGACAGTTCAACAATCAAGTGAACGAGTTAGCAGGGTTCAAGACCAAGCACAGAGAATTCATTGAAAAGGATAGATCAGTATGACTATATATAGAGATAACCGAGGCAACAAGAGAGATGTATGGCTCGTAAGTGATATGCAGGAGAAGAAGACCCAACAGGTGCGTGATAGGGAACGAGCGATAATAGATCATAATGCACCACAGCGTGTGGAGTGGGATTTGTTTGTGAAACAGGCGACAGCACATCTACCGAAAGATGTTAGGTTTTTTTACACCAACCCTAATCTTACTAGGTGTAGGTTGTACTTGCCTAATGACTTCATGGAGATGGGCGAGTTGTTTATGGAAGAGTCACTTAATGGTGATGGTACAGTGCATGAAAGGTTTTATCATGTAACTAGTCATCATATAACTAACAATCGGTACTGTCCTTGGAATAGTCCTTGGGAGCATCGTACCCGAACGAGTAAGTCGCTAGATAAAGCGATCAAGAATGCACGTACAGCATTGCGCCCTAACTCGTTAGCTGAGGTAGCTAGGGTATCAGTCGATGATATGAAGGATTGTATAAATGATCTGCGACAAACGGCTCGCCTGAAGTTCCAACAAGCAACGAGTAAACTTGGGTTCAATACGTTTTACATTGACGACCCGCTACCGCCCATACTCGATGACATAGTACGTCAGACTGAAATGGGGTTGGTGCGTTTGAGTGATGAGGTAAATGACCTACTAACTGAGTTCCACAAGACTAGAGACAGACACAAGCATGTAGACCAGACCGAGTATGCTAGGTTGTGTTGGGTGCATACTAATCATGTGGGCGATCAAGTGGTTGAGACGCACAGAGTGCGTGTGGGTAGTGGCTCGTTACAGGGAGACAATGGTAAGGGTATCACTTCATACGACAAGAATTTCTGTGTCCCTGACAAGGCAACGTACTGTAACAACGTACCAGAAGATATACAACATAAGGTATCTGTGTTGAGTATGTTAGATGAACGTGAGTATGTGGAAGAAGTTGGCTATAAGTATACAGATAGTGTATATTACATATTCGAAGAGGAGCGATAACATGGCTATGACCCCCGAAGGTAAGGTTAAGAAGAAGATTGTCGCCTACTTAAAAGAGATCGGAGCGTATTACTTTTTCCCCGCGACAGGTGGATATGGTAAGAGTGGTGTGCCTGACATAGTAGGTTGTTATAAAGGTAAGTTCTTTGGTATCGAAGTTAAGGCAGGTAAGAACACTGCTACTGAGTTACAGAAGATGCAATTAAAACTAATATCTGAGGCAGGTGGTATTGCTACAGTAACAAATGAGCACACGATTCATACGTTACGGTATCTACTTAATGACTTACCTGAACCAGACCCAAACCAATTAGAGTTAGATTTATGACTGAGTTAGTATCAAACCCTGTAGTAAAAGCAGAGTTAGAATGTATAGATGTAGCGATACGCAAAGAGCGTAGTCGTGTGTGGGATTTGGAAGATGAGACTGGTGATGAAATACACTCTAACTGGTTAGAGTATTTGTGTCGTGCTAAAGCGCGTGGCGTACAGCACATTGTATTAAACTTTTGAGGAGAGATAATATGAGTAAATTAAGGAAGTTCACCAACGGTGAAATAAGCCAAGTTTTAAGTTTGGCAACGGAGTTGTATGTCAGTGATAGACGAATGAAATGGGACGCGAACGACTGTCTTAGTATAGCGCGTAATTTTGTTGCCAAGAGCGCACTTATGGTAGACGAAATTAAAGATGAAGGCTACATGATTGGTGATGATGGCAATTCACATGCACGTATATGCGTAAACAATGACGGTACTAGTTCCTACACTGAGGAGATATAAGATGGAAGATTTTAAAATAGATAGAGAAGACACTTTTACCAAGCGCGATGTGGCAAGAGTGCATAATTTAGCAGAAGACTTATACAAGGCATCAAAGGCAAACCCTGACGATAGTGGGTACATGAGCGTTGAAGATGCTTGGGATTACGCGGTTGGATTTCACTCACACGCCCTAGCAATGTGGGACTGCTATGATTTTCCTGAAGATGAACAAGAGGAGAAATAAAATGGTAGATGCAAGCCCCCAAGATTGGGACGAGTTACGAAAGAATCACCCTAGACTTGTTAAGAAGTGGGAAGACTTTCGTGAGCAGTACCCAGATATGCAAGTTGATGACATGGTAGAAGATGTAGTCAACAACCCTAATCATTACAATACAGGTGGCGTGGAATGTATTGAAGGCATTGAAGCAAGTATGTCTGAAGACGCGTTCTTAGGTTATCTCAAGGGTAACTGTATGAAATACCTGTGGCGTTATGAGTATAAGGGTAAGCCTACTGAAGACCTAAAGAAAGCCCAATGGTATCTTGACCTATTAATAGATAGGATAGAAGAGTAATGGATTTAATTACTGTAGATTTTGAGACGTATTACGACAAAGACTTCTCGCTACGTAAGGTAACAACGGAAGCCTACATTCGTGACCCTCAGTTTGAGGTGATCGGTGTAGGTGTTAAGGTTAACGATGGACAAACTGAATGGGCGAGTGGTACACATGAACAGATCAAGAGTTACTTACATACTTTCGATTGGGCAGACGCTATGCTTCTGTGCCATAACACTATGTTTGACGGTGCTATTCTGGCTTGGATATTTGATGTGCGTCCTCGCGTCCTTGCTGATACTCTTTGTATGGCTCGCGCATTACATGGTGTCGAAGTTGGTGGATCTCTGCATGCACTTACTCAAAGGTATAATCTCGGCACTAAAGGGACAGAAGTTTTAGATGCTAAGGATAAGCATAGGTTAGACTTTACTCCTGAAGAGTTGGGTAGGTATGGTGACTACTGTGTTAATGATGTTGAGTTAACATATAAGTTGTTTATGAAAATGGCTAAGGGATTCCCTAAGCAAGAGATGCGTATCATTGACATGACGTTGCGTATGTTTACTGAACCAATGCTAGACCTAGACATTGGACTACTCCGACAACACTTAGAGAATACCAAGAAGATCAAAGAAGACTTGATTGAGTCTAGTGGAGTAACGCGTGAACAGTTGATGAGTAACCCTAAGTTCGCCGAGTTACTGGTATCAATGAATGTCGAGCCACCTATGAAAACAAGCCT